TAACTTATCATGAATTACAGGTAAGTTATAATAGTCAATGGGGTGATGCAGACGATCAAACTTTTATTGTACGCAAATTTTACAAAAAACAACCAAACTATATTCGATTTAAAACACAAGACGGAGATATAGTTGAACTACGAGGCGCGGAAGGTCTCAATTACAGGATAAAAGAACTATGATAGAACTAATAGTAATAATATTACTACTTGGTTGGACAGACAGTCCAAGCGAACAAAAGCAAGAGACTGTACCAACGATGCCACCTGCACCAGTAATGGAAGTACCAGATAATGCAGTTAATACAACTACTGTAACAGCTTTAGCAGAAGTACTTACAGCAATTACACAAACAGGAACAAGTACATCAACAAATACAGCAACAAACACGAACACAGATACAAGTACAGGTACAAACACTTCAACAAGTACAGCAACGGCGCAAGAAATTATAGAAAGTTTAAATACAAGCACAGCTACAACAACTGTAACAGCAACTAATACAAGTACTGGAACAAGTACAAGTACAAGCAGCTCCACAGGAACATGAACCAGTTATTCATAGGAATTATACTAATCTTAGGATTCAGTACTTACTATTTTTACAGTGAGAACTTAATACTAGCAGGAAACAATTTAGCACTGGAAGGTGCAGTCGCAACGCAGGAAGCAGCTATAGCAAGTCTTAAAGGAGACTTCGAGCTTCAGACTACCCAGTTGCAAGAACAAACAATCAAGAGTCAAGCGGCTCAGCGAGAGTTAAATCGATACAGTGATTTTATAAAGAATTACAAGCTATCAGCAAAAATATTAGAAAACCCAGTAGAAATGGAAAGGAAAATAAATAATGGAACAAAACACGCATTTGAGGACATTGAGAAACTTAGCAATACCGTTGACAATCTTGATGACGGCCTCCAGTTGCAGTCTACTATCAACTAAACAGATAGAAGTAACTGCCAAACCAATGGAGCGAACATTTGTTCAACCCGTTATGCCCCGAGAAATAAATCTTGGTGTACCACAATGGATTGTGGTAACTCCAGATAATTGGGAAAGTCAATTAGAAAGAATTAAAAGCCAGGAAGGTGAAGTACTTTTCCTAGCTATGACAGTACCAGACTATGAAGTTATGTCTGTCAACATGAAAGAATTAAAAAGGTATATAACCGAACTGAAAGATGTAGTAGTCTATTATAAAGAAGTTACTGCACCTCAGACTGATGCACAAAAACAGAATTAAAATCTGTAATACTTGCGATCAGTATACAAAGTTTAAGGTGTGTAAAGCATGCAAATGTTTCATGCCACTTAAAGCAAGGCTTACTAGGGCATCATGCCCAAAAGGCAAATGGGAGAAATAAATGGATTGGTTAAAAAAGAGAGTTTCCGAGAGAACATCTTGGGATGGAGCAGTAATCATCGTTGTATGTAGTTTAGTACTATTTACAGGTGGAGTAGCTAAGTTATTAGCACTAGGAGGCCTATGCTACGGTGTATGGACTTGTTACGAGGCTGAATAATGCCTTATCACACTAAGCCTAAAAAGGGTAAAGGTAAAAAGAAAAAGCCCGGCAAGAAGAAAAGAGGTATGAAATAGTGCCTGCTACACGTAAAAGAAAAAAAGCGCCTAAAGGGTTTCATTATATGCCCAATGGCAAGCTAATGAAGGGTACTAAACGTGGCAAAAAGAAAAGCTAAACCTAAAGGTTTGTATGCAAATATGAACAAACGTAAAAAAGCTGGTACTAGTAGAAGTAAAAAGAAATCTACTGTAACCAAGAAAGCATTTTCATTTATGAAAAGAGGCTTTAAAAAGATAACGAGGAAAAAACGTGGCAGTAAAAAGAAGAAGTAAGCCTAAAAAGTCCTCAAAGTTAAAAAGAGTGGGCGTATCGGGATTCAATAAACCAAAGCGTACGCCCAATCACCGAACAAAGTCTCATGTAGTTGTAGCCAAGGTTGGTACAAAAACTAAAACCATTCGGTTTGGACAACAAGGGGTGTCGGGAGCAGGAAAATCTCCAAAAACAATGGCACAAAGAAAAAGAAGAGCCTCATTCAAAGCTCGTCACGCCAAAAATATAGCTAAAGGCAAAATGTCAGCAGCATATTGGGCAAATAAGGTAAAATGGTAAACAAATTTAAACAAAAAGCTAAACAACTTTGGAACATAATCAATGGTACAGACAGAAACCTAGATGGTAAAGTCGATATCGAAGATGCAATGTTAGCAGCAAGGCAAAAAAGCAAGAAACGTTCAAAGAACGTTAAGGAGAGATAGAAATGTCTATGAGATTAATGGCAGCAGAAGTTGCTTGTGGTACCAATGTTGGAGCAGCTTCAACTTTTGAGAACGCAGTATATGTAAGACTAGTAAATTCTGGAGCATCAACAAGGTTAGTAACTGTAGCAAATGCAGCAGATACAACATTAGCTTCAATTACAATCGCACCAGGGGAAGTAACCTTCCTAACTAAAGATCAAGACCATCAAATATTTGCAGCACATGCTGAAGTATTAGGTGTTCCGATAATATGGAGCTAAACTTGGATAATAAAGAGTGGTTAGAAGATATTGCTGCTTACAGCACTTCTACACTCGCTTTACTTAATAGAAAAGCAGAAAAATCCAAACAGATTTCCGATGGAGATCAAGTTATGAGTGAAATATGTATTGGGTACTTGTATCTTTTACATACACTAAACACACAAGGGATATTGGAAACAAAATCAATAGGTAACGCATTAAATAGAACTGTGCACTAATGTTAGATATTAGTAGAACAGACATAGTAAGTGATTCGTTTATGGACTTTCCAGCAGCGGATCGATTCATCAAGTTACCTATAGATTCCTACCTTGATCTGTTAGGAGTACAACCTAATAGTTCACAGACTGCATTAATCAATGCCGTCAACAACCCAAAATATAGATTCGTTTGTGCCGCTATTTCTAGACGGCAAGGAAAAACATATATAGCAAATGTTATCGGGCAACTTGTTTCACTCGTGCCAGGTTCAAACATTCTAATAATGTCACCTAACTACTCTTTGTCTCAAATATCATTTGACTTACAAAGACAACTTATTAAACATTTTGACTTAGAAGTTACAAAAGATAACGCAAAAGACAAAGTAATAGAACTATCAAATGGCTCTACTATACGTATGGGTTCAGTAAACCAAGTCGACTCTTCTGTAGGAAGATCGTACGACTTAATAATTTTTGACGAAGCAGCCTTGGCTGATGGCAAAGACGCATTTAACGTCGCCCTTCGTCCTACACTAGATAAAGATAATAGTAAAGCAGTATTTATATCTACTCCTCGGGGTAGAAATAACTGGTTTGCAGATTTTTATCACAGAGGGTTCAGCGATGAGTTTCACGATTGGGCATCAATCAGAGCAACTTATCACGAAAACCCACGCTTCAGTGATGATGACATCAGAGAAGCAAAGAAAGCTATGTCCTCAGCAGAGTTTGCCCAAGAATATATGGCAGATTTCAACACATATGAAGGACAGGTATGGAATTTTAATTTTGAAGAGTGTGTTGCAGACTTAAGTCAGCTAGATACTAGTAATATGGATGTGTTCGCGGGATTAGATGTTGGGTATAAAGATCCAACAGCATTGTGCGTCATAGCTTATGATTGGGATCAGCAAAAATTTTATCTTATAGATGAGTACATGGACGCTGAAAGAACTACAGAACAGCATGCTATAGAAATTCGCCGAATGATAGACAAATATAGTGTTGATTACATTTATATCGATTCAGCAGCACAACAAACAAGGTTTGATTTTGCTCAGAATTATGATATTTCTACTATTAATGCTAAAAAATCTGTTCTAGACGGAATCGGGCACACAGCGGGTATCATAGATAATGATAGATTGATAATAGATCAAAGATGTTCACAAGCATTGTCATGTGTAGATCAATACCAATGGGATTCAAATCCCAACTTACTGAAAGAAAAGCCAAAACATAATATGGCAAGTCATATGTCAGACGCACTTAGATATGCGCTGTACACATTTCAAGAATCTTCAGGGAGTTTTTAATTTTGACCTGCCTAAAAATAAGTGTTGACATGAAGGTGAATTTTTGGTATAATTTTATATAAATAGGAATTTATGGATTTAAAACGAGATTTAGTCAAGTACGTCAGAGATAAAGCGAAATCTAAATATAAGAAAGACACCCAGTGCTTTATCTGTGGTGACACAGAACATTTAGACTTCCACCATTTCTACGGAATGACTGAGCTTCTTGATACTTGGTTGAAAAGTAAGAAAATTACGATAACATCAGCCGACGAGATCATGGGAATTCGTGAAGAGTTTATTGAAGAATTTACTAACGAGATTTACAATGAAGCTGCTACACTATGCAAAGCCCACCATCAACGGCTACACAGTATCTATGGTAAGAGACCTACACTGGTGACAGCACTTAAACAAAAAAGATGGGTGGAAAAACAGAGAGAAAAACATGGCATGGTATGACAGAATATTAGGTAGAGACGTTCAGGATCAGGAAAAACTGAACCCTGCACAGTCATTTATCGGTATGGACGAGGGTATGACGATTGACACCCGAGAAATCAAAGACAATTACAGATCAGCCTACGAAGAACTAGAAGTAGTTAATCGTGCTGTAAATATGATAGTAGACGATTCAGCTGACATTAAATATGATGTTGGAAAT